GCGATTTTTGAGATGACAAATGGAAAACACCAACCCACAAGGGAGTGAAAGCCTAGATGTAAACCAAGCCGCTTCAGCGTTAATGGGGCTAATGGGTGATTCAGAGGAAGCCGAACAAGGCCAAACCGAAGAACAGCCAGAGGAACTACAAGCGTCTGATGAAGCTGATGCCGAGTATTCTGAAGAAGAAGAAGTCGAGCAACCGAAGCCTAGATATAAAGTCAAAGCTGCTGGTGAGGAGATTGAAGTTGACGAAGAAGAACTCATTAAAGGTTATCAGCAAGGTGTAGATTACACGAAAAAGTCTCAGGCTTTAGCTGAACAACGCAAAGCTGTAGAAGCAGAGCGTATTCACTTAGAGCAGGTGAAACAAGAACGACAGGCATATGCCCAGAAGTTGCAAGCGTTGGATAGCTTCCTTACGCAGCAAAATCGGGGTGTGGACTTAGATGTTCTAAAGGAAACAGACCCTATTGGCTATGCCGTAGCGGTAGCTGAACAGAGTCAGCGTGAGAAGCAGTTAGCAGTAGTAAGGCAAGAACAGCAACGCATTGCACAACAGCAACAAGCCGAGCAACAAGCCTCTCTGCAAAACCATCTCCGTCAAGAATCTGAGAAGCTAGTTGGTCTGATTCCTGAGTTGGCTACGCCACAGGGTGATGCGATTCGGAAACAAATCCGTGATTATGCGAAGTCTGTTGGGTGGACTGACCAAGAACTCAGTTCCGTATATGACAGTCGGGCTGTGGTGAGTTTGTATAAAGCAATGAAGTATGAGCAACTTCAAAAGAGTAAGCCTGAAGTAACCAAGAAACTTCAAGCTGCTCCTAAGATGATGCGTTCTGGGACTTCTGCGCCTCCTACAAAGTCATCACAAGACAAACAGGTTATGCAAAGGTTGCGTGAAACTGGCAAAGTCCAAGACGCTGCTCGAGCATTTGAACGATTCTTTTAAATTTGGAGTATTAAAATGGCTACATATCAAACATATACCGCTATCGGTATGCGCGAAGACCTCTCTGATGTAATCTATAACATCAGCCCCACAGACACACCTTTCATGTCTTCTATTGGCAAGACAAAGGCTACTGCTGTTCTGCACGAGTGGCAGACTGACAGCTTGGCTGCTGCTACTTTGTCAAACTTTGCAGTTGAGGGTGCAACAGCATCTGACGCTACTATGTCTCCAACAACTCGTGTTGGCAACCGCACTCAAATCGCTCAGAAAACAATCAAGATTTCTGGCACTTTGCAGTCAGTTGACAAAGCTGGTCGTAAGTCTGAAAAGGCTTATCAGTTGGCTAAAGCCTCTGCTGAAATCAAGCGTGACATGGAAACATCTTTGTTGAGCAACCAGATTGCTGCCAATGGTGACTCTTCTACTGCTCGTAAATTGGGCGGTCTGCAAGCATGGTTGAACAGCAACTACTCTGGTGGTACTGATGGTGTTGCTGGTTCTTTGGGTACAACTGCTCGTGTAAACGGCACAAACCGCACTTTCACAGAAGCCTTGTTGCAATCTGTTGTTAAGAGCGTTTACGCCTCTGGTGGCAACCCCAAAGTGTTGATGGTCAACCCTGCGCACAAGCAAGTGGTTTCAGCTTTTGCTGGTATCGCTGCACAGCGTTTCATGGCCCCTGCCAACACACCCACAACAATCGTGGCTGCTGCTGATGTGTACATGAGCGATTTCGGTACAATTTCTGTTGTTCCTAACCGCTTCATGACTTCTACCAACTCATGCGATGAGACAGCATTTGTGCTTGACCCCGACATGGCTGCTGTTGCTTACCTGCGTCCTTTCCAGACCAACGAGTTGGCTGTGACTGGTGACAACGAAAGCACACAGTTGTTGGCTGAGTACACCTTGGAAGTTAAAAACCAAGCTGCTCATGGCATTATTGCTGACTTGACACCTTAATCTAAGGTAACCCCGAAAAATGCCTCAGACTTAACCCTCTGGGGCATTTTCTTTTCTACCCAAACTGATAGAATTAGTGTATGGAAAAGATTAGAGAAACTGCTGTTCATGCCGATGGTGAAGGTGGCATCATCATTCAAACTCGTCAAGACGTTTCTGCCATTGTTGAGCAGAACAAAAAGGAATATAACTCCTTTGATGAACGAGCAAGATGGTCTGACCAATTGTTTGGAAATAAAGTGGCAAGTATCCCAATGACTGTAATTGATGACCTTAACAAACAAGGAATCATGCGTGGGTTTGCTGTTGTTGATGATAAGCGTTTTGCTGCTTTTCTAAATGACCCATTGAATCGTGCATGGCGCACTAGAACAGGAGTTGTATGAGTTTTACTACCTATGCTGAACTACAGACAACTATCGCAGGATACTTGGCTCGTTCAGACCTAACAACTCAAATTCCAGACTTTATTCGTTTGGCAGAGATTCGCTTGCGTAGAGACTTGCGTATTCGCCAAATGTTGAATTCAACTACGCTGACCTGCACATCAGGAACAGCGACAGTTAGTATTCCTAGTGACTTCTTGGAAGTAAAAGATTTTGTTGTAAATGGTAATCCTGTGATGCCATTGAACTACGAATCGCCATCTTTGTTTTCTCGTAACTCAAGAACAACAGATGTAGGCAAGCCATTGGATTACACAGTCCTAGCTTCTACATTTAAGTTAGCACCAGTCCCTGATACTGGTTACACATTGACATTGATTTACTCTGCCGCGCCTCCTTATTTGAGTGACTCAAACACAAGTAATACATTCTTGACTATTTGTCCTGATTTGCTCTTGTATGCGTCTTTGCTAGAAGCAGAGCCATATTTGATGAATGATGCTCGAGTTAACACATGGGGAACTATGTTTGACAGGGCTATGAATTCGTTGACTCGTTCTGATGAGAAGGGTCAATTCTCTGGCGTTCCATTGGCAATGCAAACAACATACATCTGATATGCCTACACAAAGAATACAACTAGGTGAGTGGATGCCTGACCAGTCAGGTATTACTGGTGTTTTAACAGACGCTAAGAATGTCGTTTCTCAAGCTGTTGGTTATGGCCCTTTCCCTAGTGCTGTAGCCTTTTCTGGTACTGCTGCCGAAGAACTATTTACCTTATACGCTGCCAAGAATCCAGACTCAACAACTCAGTTGTTTACCTCTGGTAACACTAAGATTTATACAGTTGATGGTGTTGGCGCATTGACTGAAGTTAAGTCAGGAATGACTACTGGTATTAACGACAAAGTTCGTTTTACTCAGTTTGGCAAGGTTGTCATCACAACCAACAATGCTGACAAATTGCAAGCATGGACGCTAGGAACATCCACTTCATTTGCAGACTTGGACGCTTCTGCACCTATTGCTAAGTACATTACTGTTGTTCGTGACTTTGTGGTTGTGGCTAATACTTATGAGAGTGCTGCACAACAACAATATCGTGTTCGCTGGTCTGCAATCAATGATGAAACAGATTGGACAGAGGATGTAAACACTCAGGCTGACTATCAAGATATTCCTGATGGTGGTCAGATTGTTGGTATTCGTGGTGGTGAGTTTGGCTTGGTGTTCTTGGAGAGAGCCATTAGCCGAATGACCTATGTAGGTACACCATTCATTTTCCAGTTTGACAATATCTCTCGTAACAAGGGATGTATGGTTGCTGGCTCAATTGCTCAGTACCAAGGCATCACATTCTTCTTATCTGATGATGGTTTCTATTTATGCGATGGTCAAACGATTCAACCAATTGGAAGTGAGAAGGTTGACCGATTCTTTATTAACGATGCTTCAGAATCTGATTATGGTTCTATGTCTGCTGCTGTTGACCCTGTTCGCAAGTTGGTTATATGGAACTATGTTGCTATCGATGGAAATCGTAAACTGATTATTTACAACTTTGCAACGAAGAAGTGGACATATGCAGATGCAGGTACAGATTACTTGTCTGAAGCCTCTACAGCGTCTGTAACTCTTGAGCAGTTGGACAGCATCTCTGGTTCTATTGATGCATTGACAACAAGCCTTGACTCTCGTTTGTATGTTGGTGGTAAATACTTCCTTGGTGGTACGCTAGGCGCAAAGGTTTATACATACACAGGCGCAAACCTTACAGGGCAGATTGCTACTGGCGACATTGACTTAGGTGGCGTTTCTGTAGTTACATTGGCTCGTCCACAAGTTGACAATGGTTCAGCGACTATTGCTGTAGCTTCTCGTGCATTGTTAAACCAAAGTGTGAACTATGGAACAGCAGTAGCAGCAGACTCTGAGAACAGGGTTTCTTTGCGTAGCGCAGGGCGTTACCATCGTATTCAGCTTACACCTACTGGTGCAGACTGGAAAAACGCTGTGGCTGTGGATGTTGATGTTGTTGGTCAAGGGGTTCGCTGATGTTTAGAAGCCTACCTGCTTTCGGTGGTGACCAACGAGCCGTGGCAGAGGTGGTTCGTGGCATCATGGATGGCAAGACCAATAACACAGGAGAAATCAGTCTTAATCAAGGTGCAACAAGCACTACTATGACTGATAGAAGAATAGGCCCGAGTAGCGTCATATTGTTTATGCCATTAAATGACAATGGTGCAGATGAGTTGGCACATGGTCATATGTATGTTTCTTTCAGAGGGCAAGGGACAGCGACAATAACTCATGGCAATCATATGGCTGAAATGCTATTTGCGTATGCAGTTATTGGTTGATTTTCATAATTTATGTATAATGGATTCCGTGGATGACCCGCTATGGAATCCGAAACTCTAGGAGTAAAACATGGCGACTACTACCACATCACAAATTGACCCAACAATCCAACCATATTTAGGTTATGGATTGCAACAAGCACAGCAGTTGTATCAGGGCGGTGGGCCTCAGTACTATGGTGGTCAGACTTATGTAAGTCCATCGACTACCACTCAGACAGGTTTACAGGCTCTTGAGGCTCGTGCTTCTTTGGGTAATCCATTACTACAGTCTGCTCAGAATCAACTCCAGAGTACAGTTTCTGGTAACTTCTTGGGTGGCAATCCTTTCTTCCAAGGTGCGTTCCAACCTGCTGCACAAGCTGCTGAGACTCAGTTTAAGCAGACTTTAGGTGACATTTCATCTAAGGCTAGTTTGGCAGGTCGTTATGGCTCTGGTGCTATGGGTCAGTTGCAAGACCGAGCAACAGGCGCATTTGGTCAACAGTTGGCTAATACTGCTGGTCAGTTGGCTTACCAGAACTATGCAGATGAGCGAGCAAGACAGCAACAAGCTACGATGGCTGCCCCTGCAATGTCACAAGCTGACTACCAAGACATTCAGAATATGTTGCAAGCTGGTCAGATTCGTGAAGGTTACCAAGGTCAACAGTTGCAGTCTGACATGGCTCGATTCAACTTCTTGCAAAACCAACCACAACAGAACTTGCAGAACTATCTGTCATTGGTTTATGGCAACCCACTAGGACGAGTTGGACAGCAAACAACAAGTGGCACACAAGACACATCTACCTTACAGAATGTCCTTGGTTTAGCTGCTGTTGGCGGTGGCTTGTACAAGAATCTAGGCGGTGCTGAAGGTGTAGGTAATTTGTGGAATAGTGCATCTAATTGGTTAAGTGGTGGAGTTTAAATCATGGCTGGACTATTAGACATTTTCGGTACTAGCGGTGCAGACACAATGGGTCTGTTGGGTATGTCACCTGCTGACATTAAGCGTAATCGTGACGATGCACAAGCACAAGCCTTGTATGCCCTAGCTGGCAGACTATTCCAAGGAGGGAATACTGGTGCTTCTATTGCTGAAGGCTTACAGCGTGGTCAGCAAGCATATCGTGGTGGTATGCAAGAAGCCTTACAAGGTCAATTGCAGAATGTCCAGTTGCAAGACATGATTCGTAAGCGTCAGTTAGAGCAACAGCAATTAGCTGAACAACAGCGTATTCAAGGTGTTATCCAAGGTGCTGTCACCAAGCCACAAGAGATTTATGGCGAAGACATGATGGGCAACCGAGTAGGTGAAGGTATGACTGCACCTAGCTTTGATTTGCAACGAGCCGTTCCTCAATTGATGGGAACAGCAGAAGGACGCAAGACTTTATCTGAGTTGGTTGCTGCTCAGAAGGCAATGACAGGTGAAACCTTTAAACTGGGCGAAGGCGAAAAGCAATATCAGCGTGACCTAATGACTGGTGAAGTCAAGGAAGTTGCTGCTGGTGCACCTAAAGTTGCAAAGCTAACAGGAAAAGAAGCTAATGCTGCTTTGATGTTCTATGGAACAGATGATGTAAATAAGTTGCGTTCAATTCCTAATGCGATTGACAAAATTCGCATTGAAGCGTCAACACAGCGTAAAGCAGAACAACCACAATTAAACATCAATGACCCAACTGCTGTTGAAGCGCAAAAACTCAAAACATTAAATCAATGGGAAGGTGCGCTAAAAGACTCTGGTGCAACAGAAACTGCAATGAGGGCGCAAGGGTTTTACAAGGCATATGAGCAAGCCAAAAAAGGCAATGCTAATGCTGATGGCGCACTAATTTACAATGTGGCAAAAGTTTATGACCCTGCTGGCGCTGTTCAAGCTGGTGACGTGTCTACTGTTATTGGTGTACCTTCTATTCCAGAAGTCATTAAAAAAGCAGCGCAAAAATTTACAACTGGTGGAAGTTTAACCCCCAAAGAACGAGAAAATATGAAGAAACTTATTGACGATGTTGTCGATGAGCGTAGCCGTATGATTGAGCCTTCTTTGAACACTTATCGCAAAATCAATCGAGGTCTTGGTGGTACTGATGACTTAATTGTCAATCCATATGAATCTGTAAAAAAACCTAAAAGCCTAGAATCAATTTTGGGCTTTGACCGCCCAAGGGGAGGTCAGTAATGGATGAGAATCAAAAAGTTCAAGAAGCATTGGATGCTGGATTTAGTGTTGCAGAAATTCGTGCCGCATATTTAGCTAACGGCAAAGAACTCCCATCATCTTTACAAGCAACCCAAGCGGAAACAACTGGTAAAGAGTTATCAAAAGGCACTCGTCTTGGGATGACCGCTCTGCAAGGGCCTACCCTTGGTTTTGCTGACGAACTAGCAGGTCTTGTCGGTGGTGGTGCTGCTTTGGTTCGTGGAGAATCTCCATCTAAGGGATATCAGCAAGCACGAGATGTTTATCGTTCTGGTGTTGAAAGCTACAAAGAAGAACAGCCAATTGGTAGCGCAGTAGCACAAGGTGTTGCCTCGTTGCCATTGGGTATGTTGAACATTGGACGAAACATTGCCCCGAATGTTGGCCCTGTTCTGCGTTCTGCTGCATCTGGTCTAGGCTTTGGCATTGTTGGTGGTGCAGGTGAGGCTAAAGAGTTGGAGAATGTACCAGAAGAAGCTGCCAAAACAGGTGCTACAAGTGCTGTCCTTGGTGCTGGTACTGAACTAGGCATGAAGGTTGTTCGTCCTGTTAAACAAGCTATTTCAAGTCAAGCACAGCGTATAGTTCCAGAGTCAGTTCGTGATTACTTTGGAACATCATCTGTTGACTTGGCTCGTAGGCGTGTGGCGCAAGCAATGTTGCGTGATGGTGCTACGACAGACCAAGTTGCTGCTCGTATGGCAAAGCTAGGTGATGATGCTATTTTGGCTGAATCATCTGGGTATAACA